CTATCAAGTCTTTGGCAACTACGGGTAGATTCCAAAGCAACGAAGTAAGTAAAGTATCGGCATAATGAAAAATTTAAACAGTAAAATAACAATAGTTAAAGACAAAACAACAAACACTGTTGATTTTGCCGAACCGACATATGTTCCAAATTACGAAAGTGAACATTTTCTTGTGAAAAAAATAATAAGAGTTACTGAAGAGTATGACCGTAGAGTTGATTTAATATCATTGGCCGTTTATACATCAGATGATTATGTTGATATAATTTTAAAATGCAATGAAATATCAGACCCTTTGAGTGTAAGGACTGGAGATGTTATACTTATTCCAGAATTAAATGGTGCAAAGAATTTTTACAAGAATCCGAAAAAAGAATCTAAAGAATCTACGCAAAAATATATTGATTCTACTAAGAAAAGTAAAGTAGATACTAAGCGATTAGAAACACTTGCAAAAATTAGTAGTAGTATTAAAAACGGTTCTAAAGTAAATGTAAAACCTAATGAACTTAAACCTGGAGAATCTAATATTGAAATAAATAAAGAAACTAACAGTATTAGTGTATAATGATAACAGGAAGCAAAAATTCAGATATATTAACAATCAAAGAACCCACTGTTGTTTTAGAACAAATGGAAGTAGGTAACGTTGAAAGTGGCGAATCACAAGCAACTGCTGATAAAGAAAAGTATATGGGGAATAATACCCCACTTATAAAAATCAATGGATATGAAATGGATTCTAAATCTATTATCAAATTCAAGATACATTCTAAAGATTTTGTTCCTACAATAGATTTATCATTTGTAGATACTACTAAACAATTTCAAAATGATTTTCCTAAAGATGGTGATTTGATAGAATTGTATATTAGAAGTAGAAATAATACAGCAAAAAAGAAAATAAGAATAAATTTTGATATTCTTTCTATAAAAGGTCAAACATCTAAAGGTAAAAATATTTATAATTTAACTGGCATAATGAAAGTGCCTAACTTGTTTAGTGAAAAACAACTATCTTTTTTAGAAGATACTTCGTATAATCATTTATTATCTGTTTGTGATGAAATAGAATTAGGTTTTGCATCCAATGAAACACTTACTGATGATACAATGCCTCGTTTCAATCCAAACAATACAATAAAAAGTTTTATAAAGAAAACCGTAGATTATTGTTACAAAGATGAAACTAGTTTTTTTACTTCTTATATTGACTTGTATTATTATCTTACATTAGTAAATGTAAATACACTTTTTTCTATGGATGAATCTTTAGAAGATGGGGTTGCTGATATAATAACTGCGGTCACGCAAGATAAAGGTTCAGAAGATGAAGGTGTTCAAGGAAATGACAATAAAATTATTTTGTCTAATCACGATAATTTTAACAATACAACTAATTTCATAAAAAGTTATAGTCTTTTTAATAATTCAGGTCAAATATGGATGTCAAATGGATATAAAAGGTACAGTCAATATATGGATATGGATACCTATGAATTTCAATCTTTTTTTGTTGACCCTTTAACAACCGAAGGTGCAGAAAAAAATTTAGTTATTTTAAAAGGTAAAGCCGGAGATACATCATATGAATTACAAAACAAATTTTTATATCAAGGTAGGCAATTTAGTACTTTAAACGAAGGAAATTTACATCCAAATTATCATTTTGCTAAAATTTTGAATTATCAAAATAACGAAGAATTAAATAAAATGGGACTAAGTATAACTTTACAAGATATATCTAGTTCTATATCAAGGTATAAAAGAATTCCGGTTGCAATATACGAAAGGGAAAGTGGGGAAATAGCAAATGCTGGTATGGCATATGGAGATGCTGAAAGAGATACACAACCAGAAGACGAAGGTAATACAACAAATAGACAAGAAGACTTTGTTGCAAACAGTTTTATTAGTGGGTTTTATGTTGTTAGGGATTTTTCTATTAATTGGGATAAAAAAGATGGATTTACACAAACAGTTAATCTACTAAGAAGGGAATGGCCGATACCGTATAGTGCCGGTGTTGCAAAAAATAAAAATTAAAATATGTTAGACCCAAGAAAATATACGGATAAGTTACCTAAAAACGAAAATAATTTTTTTAAAAAACAACCAAGAAACAACGATTTTTTTTCATTGTTTCAAGACCCCACTACTTTAGGATTTAAACTATTCTTTTTTAACATAGGAGGTGCAACTAAAGACGTTGGGTTAAAGTTGAAAGATTTAAAAGCTTTATTTGATAAAGGAAGTTTAAAAGATAAATTAGATAATACGTTTAAAAACGTTGGTAAATTTGTAGATACAACACCTATCATAAATGCAACTGGATTGTTTGGCAATGCACTAAATCCTAATTCAGCACTTTACTACTTAGATAAAATGGGAGATACTGCTCGATACGATATGCTTGTAGATTTTATAGAAACCCTGAGTAAAATAAATTCAGAATATCCATGGTACTTTCAATCGGTTGCCGGTCTAAACGAGGCTTGGGCTAGAGATTATAGTAAACCAAAATTCAAAAAAGAAATTACGATTACTTGTTTAGAATCTATTGATTTAAGAATGACAGCATTGATGGATTTATATAGAAAAATTGCATTTGATTGGAAAAATAGAAGAGCAATATTACCAGAAAATCTTAGAAAATTTGAAATGTCTATAAAGGTTTATGATATGAGAAAATTCAAAACAAAACCGAATGAAATATTAGGAGTTCCTACTGAATTCAATTCTAATAATTTAAAATTGAATGCTGCATTTTTAGGAGAAGACTATACAGATACTACACAAATTACATTCAATTTAGGACATTGTGAATTTTTACCAGATGAAAGTGGTGCAATGTTGGGTACGGTTTCAAATGCTGCATATGAAAATGCTAGTCAATCTATCAAGATTTCATATGAAAGTATAGAAGAAGATAACCTTTATAGAATTTTGGCATCTTTGGGTACTACTAATAAATATTATAAAGTAAACGATTACTTAAAAAAAGAAATGAATTTTCTTAAAGGTAAAGATGGGTTAAACGATTTGGCATTTCAAGCACCCGAAATGCAAGGTATTTTTGGTTCACTAATAGATGATGTTACCAAAAATATTTCTAGTAAAGCTGCTAGTTTAGTTAAAAATAAATTATCATCTTTATTTTTAGGTAACGTTTATGGTTTTAGTGCTGCAAATCTTATAGGAAATGCACAAAGTCTTATTGCAGATGCACCGGGTAGATTAATAAACAATTTACGAAGCAAAAAAGCAGACGAAGGTTCGGATGCATTAGGTAGTATTTTTCCACCAGTATCAGAAACAGAAGATGCTGGGGATTTAGGTAGTGTTTATCCACCTATTCCTGATGAAGTCGATGCTGGAGATTTAGGTAGTATTTTTCCACCAGTAACAGAAACACCAGACCCAGACGATTTGGGTAACGTTTATAAAGATTAATTATGTTTAAAGATATTACATTAGGAACTATATGGGTTGGGGAAGTCATAAATACAGGAGACCCTTTACAACTTGGAAGAGTTAAAATAAAGGTATTCGGTAAATACGATGAACTTGAAGAAGATGTTATTCCGTGGGCAATTCCTTATAATCAACTTTCATCAGGAACGGTTTATATACCAAAAGTAGGTGAAATTTGTAATGTTTTTTTCGAAAACGGAGATGAAAATATTCCTTTTTTTATGGGAATATCTAAAACAAATGATGACCTTTTAGGAGAATATGCCGAAGACTATCCAAAAGTTTGGTCAATAGTTTATGACAAAAGAGCTGGAGAGGATGCATTAGGAGAAGTATCCGATGAAAGAACACTTGAAATATTTTATACAGAAACACAAGGGTTGATTATTAGAAAAAACGATTCTTTTATTCAATTCAAAAATGAAGACGAAAGTATTTTACTTACCAATGGTTCAACAGGAAAAGTTGTTCATATTTCAGATGATGGAATTAGTTTAGGTACAGAAGGAACAAGTTTAGAACCAGCAGTTTTGGGAAATACTTTAGAAACATTACTTACAGATTTTATTACTAAATTAGGAGCAGTTACCGTAAATTCTCCAGCAGGTCCGTGTACGCCACTTTCAGCAGGAGTTGGATGGGCTGGTGTAATAGCTGGAACATTTGATACACCTGAGGCTGGATGGATAGATTTTAAATCAAATTTAGTAACTTTAGATAAAGACTTAGAATAATGCCACTAGACAAAGATATAGAAAAAGCATTTCAAGATACATATGACCTTTCACTTGATAGTAATGGTGAAGAAGGGACTATTGAAGATGTTGCAGCCGGAATAGTAGATGCATATAAAACAAGCGTTTCAAGTGCAAAGGATATGAACAATAATATTTGGACGGTTCCTTCGTTTGATTTATTAGAAAAAGCAATAATCGGCGCTTTTACCTTATGTAAAGAAACTAAAGCACCGACATTAATATTTACACCAATTGAAGCATCATTACTTGCGACTTGGGCTCCGGCAACAATGAAAACACTTTTACCATTTGCACCCGCAATGCCAATTACGGTTTTTTCTGGAATTGTAACATTACCTGGAATTCCTATTCCAACACCACCATTACCAAAAGCTGATGAAAATACAACTCTTCAACCAATTGTAGATGCATTTACAAATATGTTTAAAAATCATGCAAAAACAATAATATTCAGCTATTCTGGTTTAGGACCCCCAGCACCTCCAGCATTACCGTTGGGGCCACCGGTTCCAGCATTGCCCGTTCCGGGTGGAGTAACTCTAAAGTAATCCTTTTGTAGTGATTAAATAACGTATAACTTTTAAAACAAATAAAAAATGAATGAGCAAAATGTAACCTATGGCGACCCATCAAATATTTCTGTATTTGAACAAACATCAAAAAAACCAACATTCCTAGAAAACGGCAAACTACTTTCAAATGAATCATATGCCGAAGAAATGCTAAAACATTATAACGAATCATTTAACAAACTACCTAAAAATCTTAAATACGAAATCGGACAAACAATTGTAGGTACAATTTCACAAATTTCTAAAACTGATATACTACTAGACATTGGTTCAAAAGACTTTGCTTATATTTCATTAGAAAAGGACAAATTAAATCCAGAATCATATAAAATAGGAGAAGAAATTGAAGCTTCTATTGTTGATACTAAAGATTACTTAAAAGCTAGTATTGTAGAATTCATAAAAACGAATCTTTACAACGAAATGAAGTATTCGGAAGAAGAAATTGTATATGATGCAGAGGTTTTAAGTTTAACAGAAAATGGTTACGTTCTTAACATAGAAGGAGTTCAAGTATTTATGCCCGGTAGTTTAGGTGGAATAAACAAATTATTAGATTTTCAAACTTTAATAGGTAAAACAATAAAAGTTATGCCAATCAAAAATGAAAATATGTATTCTAAATTTAAAGACCAATTAATAGTTTCTCATAGAGCATATTTAGAAACTTTAATTCCGTCCGAAATAGAAAAATTAGAAATAGGTGCTGTTTATACAGGAACTATAACCGGAACTAAACCTTTTGGTGTTTTTATAGAATTTAATAATGTTTTAACCGGAATGATTCACAAGGATGATTACGATGAAGTTTTACTTGAACATCTCAGTAAAGGAGAAGTTGTTCCTGGAAAACAAATTGATTTTTATTTAAAAGAAATCGTTACAAGTAGAAAAATAATCTTATCTAGGTTAGTAGTTGACCCAAACGAAGTTGCAAAACCTAAATTTGACAAAGGTGATGTTGTTGAAGGTAGAGTTGTAAAGACTGTAAAATATGGTAGTTTTATTTCTTTAGGTAGAAATGCAACTGGATTAATTCACGTAAGTAAATTAAAAGAAGGTGTAGAATTAAAAAAAGGAGATAGGTACAATGTCAAGATACTTGATAACAAAGACAATAAATATGTTTTAGAACTTGTTTAAATATATAAGGTAACTACAAAAGGCAATCAGAAATGGTTGCCTTTTTTTGATTAAATAAGAAAACTAACGCATTTTATGAACCAAGAAAGAGATATGGAATTACACAATACTAAAGTTGGTTTAGAAATTGAATTTGTAAGAAAACCTACCTTTAATTTAGGAGAAATTAAGAAACAATTTGCAAAACTTTTAAAGGTAAAAATTAATATAGAAAAGGAAAACCATTCTGAATTTGTTCCTACCGATAATCATTATAAAATAGAACCAGATTTTTCTTTAGGTGACCACTCTGTTGAATTAGTAACAGGACCACTTGATTACAATCATGCAAAAATAGTATTAATAAAAGTATTGAGGTGGATTAGAGAAACACCAGAAGTAAAAACTACCGAAAGATGTGGACTACATTTGAATTTGAATTTTCCTGATACTGATTACATACAGCAAATTGACATTCTTAAATTTATTTTGAATTTTGATGAAGAAGAAGTTTATAGTAGATTCCCTAAAAGAAGAGATAATATATATACAAAATCAATAAAAGAAATAGTTCCATTACATAGTAACTTTGATTTTAAGACAATAAGTACTAATAGAACTAGTTTTGTTTATCCTATTAGCAAGTACTATGGTGTTAATTTTGAAAAGTTAAAAAGTAATTATTTAGAATTTAGGTATTTAGGTGGTAGAAAATACGAAGAACAACAATCTGATATCTTATATCTTTTAGATTATTTTTTAATGAGTATCAAAGAATCTTACGAAAAAGACGATAGTGAAACAAAGGAAAAACTAATTAAATTATTAGAACCAAAGAAAAATGTATTTTTGGCTGGTCAAAATTATTTTAATTTTAGTAATATTTTCAAAAATATAGAATTCAAAGTAGATACTAGAAATGATGAAGAAACACTAAAATTATTTTTTCCTCTCATGTGGAGGGATTTGTTTCCTATTCTTATCAGAATGAAAGAAGTTAAATTCAATATGAAAGGAATAATAAATTACGATACGGATAATTCTTGTATTGAATTTGCTGGATTTATATTTAGAAAGACAATAGTAGAAAATCCAAGAATTCTTTTTTATAATTGTAGGTTATTAAATGTTGTTATGATTCAAACACCAGTACACGATTGTGTAATATCTGGTTCAGATTTAGATAAGTGTGAAACCGGTAATTCTAAATTCAAAGATAGTAGAATAAAAAATGGAAAAAATACATACGCAGAATTTAAAAATTGTTATTTAGATGGTGTTGAAGTATTAGATTCCTATGTAGATGGTGGAATATTTAGAAAAGGTTCATATTCTAATACCGAAATTACAGAAAATACTATTGTAATTGATAAAGATGTTGAAAACCTGGACGAAAAGGAAGATTAAAAGAAATTAAATAAAATATGACTAAACAAGAATTTTACGATGAACTTAATACAGCAATAACTGTTGGATGTAGTTTACCATTTTCTGTTCCAGAAAAAGCAATAGACAATTTAGTAAAATATTCAGCTCAATGGTTTCATAGAAATTGGGATGATGGTGTAGAAAATATTTACCTATCAATTCCAGCATCTGTATGGAGTACAAACGAAGAATTTAAACAAACTAGGAAATTAACATTACCTAAGTGTGTTTATTCAGTCAACGCAGTTGCAAAAGACCGGTCATCTAAGAATAGAATGGGAGGGGGAAGTGCTGATTTTTCTTTTGATAAATATATGAGTTCTAATTGGGGAGTGAATGGTGGAATATCAGGAACCGAAGATTTGATGGGTACTGATGCCGTTTTAGGATATGTAATTGCATCTAGTTGGGGAGATTTGACCGACCTTATTTTAAAATATCCTATAACATATACATACAGTAGACAATCAAATAAATTATTTTTAAAAGGTTCTTTAGAACATTCACCAGATTTTTTATTAGATTGTGAGGTAAGAGCACCTTTAGAATCACTTTACAATTTAGATTTATTTTTTCATTATTGTTTAGGTCAAACTAAAATGCAACTTGCAAATATATTAGGTACATTTTCTATGGAATTACCGGGAGGTGCGTCTATCAATTTTGATAGATTTTATGACCAAGGTAAAGAAAGTGTAGATGAAGTAAAGGAAGAAGTTAAAAGTATGAGAGGAGGTGCAGATTTTATCTTTCATACTAATGGACTATAAAAATAAACAATTATTATGAAAGCATTAAATGAATTTCTTAACGAAAAGAAAAAATCAGAGGCAGCACAATTCGTATTACAAAGTATGGACTCAGAAGAAGATGGTCAAGACAAATACGAAGAATTCTTAAAATTAGCATTAGAAAAATTCCCTAAAGTTAATAAAAAGGAATTAGAAAAGGAATTAGACATGTACATATAATATGGGAGCAACCGATATTTATATTAGAAGACCGCAACGTTCTTTATATAGTGAAAACGATGTAGAAACTAACGATATGTTAACTATGTTTTTACAACAAATCGAAATGGTTTTAGGAACACCACCATCAACAGTTTTAGGTAAAGCAGATTTCGGTGTTGGATTACATTCTTATTTATGGGATTTTAATGTAGGAGAAAGTGAATTAAAACAAGCCATAAATCAACAAATAAATCTAAATTGCTCATTATCAGGAGAATTTAATTATAAAATAGAAGTTGAATTTTTTGAAGTAGGTAATAGTGATTCAGCAATTATTGATATAACAGTAGAAGATGACAATTTAGTTAGAATGGTTGTCAATTAAATATAAAAAACAATTGTTCGTAGATGTCAAAGAAAGCAAAAGACCAAGTTAATAAGATTATAGACAAAAGTAGACTGTTCGATGGTCAATTAAAAGAACAAATAGAAACATTCTTAATCAAAGAATACGAAAAGAGGGATTTAAACTTTTCTCCTTCAAGTCCTTATGGACAAATTATTGATGTACTTAACGAATTAAACAAATTACAATATTTTTACTTAGAAGATTCTTTAAATGAAAGAAATCTTTTAACTGCATTCAAAGAAAATTCTATTTTAGGGTTAGCAAGATTAACAGGACACAATCCTAGTAGACCGATTAGTGCAAAAGGAGAAATTTCTCTAAAGATTAAACCGGGAATGGCTAACGAAATACCAGGTCCGAATATACAAGTTCAAAATTACAGTAAAATATTGTGCAAAAACAATCAAAAAAATTATCTAATTATTTTAGATTCTGATTCAGTTTATGTACCTAAAACAAGTTCGAAATTATTTAAGTTTCAAGTTGTTGAAGGGGAATTGAATACTTCTAACTTTATAGGTGATGGTACTGATTTACAATCTTTTAATATACCGACCAGATTTGCAGAAATAGAAAATGATATCATTACCGTTTTTGTAAATGGCCAAGAATTTAAAGGTTTCGAATCTCTTTATGACATTAAGAAAAATGAAAAAGGGATTATAATAAAAACAGGAATTAATGGTGGGGTTGATATATATTTTGGGAATAGAGATTATGGTTATATACCAGAAGTTGGAGAAGAAATCCAAGTGGAGTGGATTGCTTCAAATGGTTCGAGCGGTAATATTGGGGAATCATCATCTTCTGTTTTGTTTGAATTTGTCGATGAAGTTTCTGATGGATTTGGTGGTGAGTTGGATTTGAATGAAATTTTTGATATTAGTGTATCTAAAAAAATAACAATGGGTGCAGATGCAGAAAACAAAGAACTTACAAGATTTTTACTTAACAAAAATAGTAGAGGATTAGTTCTTGCAAATCCTACAAATTATACAGCATTCTTATCTAAATACAATCAATTTAGTTTTATAGAGGCATTCAATACTTTTGGTGATGAATATTTAGATGATGATAATATAGTATATCTTTTCTTATTGCCAGACATTACAAGAAAGGTACAAAGTAATTCTGACTATTTTAGTACAGATATTAACAATTTCTTTCTTACCGAAGAAGATAAAGATGCTGTTTATGATGTAATCAACAAAAGTGGTAGACAATTAATTTCAACCGAATTAGAAGTAATAGACCCAATAGTAAAGTATTATGCATTAAATGTATTCATTAGAGTTTATGATGACATTATTAGTGAAGAAACTATAAAAGCAGAAATAACAAATGTAATAGGAGAATATTTCTTAAAATTAAAAAGAAGAGATAAGATACCTCGTTCAGATATTATGAAATTAATAGAAGAAATCGAAGGAGTTGATTCCGTATATCTTGAATTTGTTTCTAAAGATAACGAAGAAGCTATTTTTAACGGTTATTATTTCAAGAAAATTGATTATAACAATATGAATGCAACTAGTGCTTTAGTCAAAGCAGTTAGAGAAAATAACGATGTACCAGACTTGAATATTGGTAGTTCAATAGAAACAAATGAAAAAATTACACTTAAATCTGGAGAAAATCCAAATATAGGTTTAGATGAATTCGGAGATATTACAATAGGTAACAAAGAATTGCCACTTATTAGAGGTAATTTTACAGATAGAAATGGTATTTTATATGCAGATGGAATAAATGGTGATAATTTATCGGCACTAAATATTGTAATCAGAGAATCTATACCGAGAAAATAATATATAAATATGTCAATTAAAAAATCTCAAATAAAACAAGCATACGAACCAGTGGTTCAAGAAGAATTGGACATATTCAAAAAAACTATGTCCCCATATTTGACAGGAACGGAAAATGAAATTATGCAAGGATTTTTGAAAAGATTGGAAATGATTAAAATGAATAATTATTATTCAGTTAAACTTATTGAAAATTTATATAACTATACAGAAGAAAATCCAAATAAATAATATCAGATGTCAATTAAAAAAGAAAACTTATATTTCTTTAATAAAAAAGGAAACAACTTAAACTTATTTTATGATTCTGTTTCTGGATTGTATAGAGGAAACTATGTTCTTAGTGAAAAGGCAGTTTCAGTAGATTTAATTGAATCAGAACAAATAATTATATTGGAAAAGGTTTATAGTGCAGAATATCAAAAATTCATGTACATAAAACCAACTAATGTAGATAATGATTCACAAGAAATATTGTTTGAAATAGATAAGACTTCAGAAAACGAATTCTTTACGTTTGACATCTCTTTAGATGATAAAACTTACTATATTAATAAAGGGACTAATCAGTCCGTAGAAGCCACCTATGATGCCTCATTTACGAATGTTTCAGTTGCAGGTGCTACCTATACAAATATACCGAATTCTTTTGAAATAAACAAATTACAAGAGAACTATTCAACGGCAAATATCGGCTTTTCATCGGAAGTTGAAAATTCATTTGTAGGTAAAGTAAATATGTTCTTTAAAACAGGAGCAACTAAAGTTCAAATAGGAGAAGTGTTTTTGTTCGTAGATACGGTAGCGGAAGATACTAGATTACCTTTGATGTTAGAAACACTAGGACATACTTTGAATACCAAAGATTTCTTGATATTTGATTCTACAAATGTAAACGAAGAAGATATTGATTTTGCAGTTGTTAACAAAAAAAGAAAAGAACTTTTACTTGAATTTCACAATATTTTTCCGTATCTTGGTTCATATAAAGCACTCATTAACATAATTAAGTATTTCGGTTATGAATCGGTTGCTATAAAAGAATATTGGAAAAATGTAAAAGCTGATTCAGAAAATTTTGGAAAACTAAGACCCGTTGATATAGAAAGTGTATTATTGAATTCTAATAATACAAAAGAACTTTCTGACTTGTTTCCTTCAAAAGTATATTCCAAGACTAATAAATTTGGCATGTACTATCAAATCACAGAAGAAACTGGACAATATGATGAAGATGGTTTACCTATAACTAAAGAATCTTTCGAATTTACAATTGATGAAATACTAGTTAAATTATATGCACTTAAAGATAAGTTAAAAAAATATTTTTTACCACTAAACAGTAGAATAATTGATATTGTAGGGGAAGCTCTTTATTATACAAAGGTAGAAATAAATTATTGGAATTCGGTTAATAGGATTGATGATGTAGATATAAATATAAATCCTACCTTTGAAGTATTTCCACGTAAACATGGATTCATAGAAGATTTGAGACCACTACAATGGTTAGGTGTAAAAATAAGTCCTGACTTATTATTAGATGGTTCAGCAAATTTAAAAGTACGAGAGTTTACTCTTACTAATTCATTTTTTCGAAATAAACTAAAAATATTTGATAGTGTTTCTGGTGTAGGTTTCGAAATAGAAGCCGACTATAAAAGTACAAATAAATCAAATGCATTAAAATTGTACGAAGGTCTTATTAAATTAGGACCACCTTTCGATGAATTTTACATAAATGTAGATGACAATAGAATACTTTTTGTTGAAAAAGAAGATACTGGTGCCATTTTGTCTTCTTCCGTAGAACAAGGACCATATGCTGGAACAATACCTTCACTTAATCACCAAGACTATCTAAACGGAGCAACAGCAACAAGTACTTATGCAAATGCATATTTACAATTCTTTTTTGATAGGGATTTTAAATTGTCTGAATTGGACAATAACGAAAATATTCCTGTTGGATATCCTATAATTTTAAAAAATACAAGTTTTGATATTACTTGGTCAAACGCAAATCTTACTTGGAATAGTGTAGATGAAAAAAGAAATTACAACGATTTCAATTTTTCAAGTACATCTGGATTTCCAACATCAGCATATAACAGTGGTGTTGACCCATATAGTGGTGTTTCTTGGGATGATATAGGTAATGCTAATTTCTACGAAATACAATGGTATATTTACAAAGAAGCAAATTCAGTTTCACCTTTTTGGTCAAGTACCGTAAAAGGGTCACTATCTGATTTTAAAGAATGGGCAGTTAATTTACCACATCCAGGAGATTATACAGTTGAATTGACTTTATTTGATATGTACGGTTCTTATAGTAAAAATACTGAAATAAATCATATTACAGTTGAACAAAAGAATCCTAACTTTACGGCTTGGAAAATAAAAGATTTAAGTGATGTTAAATGGGATGACTTAGAAGATTTAACTTGGGATGAAATGGGCAGTTCTTGGGAATTACCTTTCTTACCGAACACAAATACAGATGATGCTATTTTAGCATGGCATAGTATAGACAGGGTAGAATTTTATCAAAATCTTGTCAAACAAAATGCTATATTAAGAAGTAAAGGAGATATAAATTCGAAAACTTGGAAAAACATTGGAGATAATGTTACTTGGGATGATGTTGACCACTTATATTGGGATGATTTAAGTAGTACTTATACTAAATTCTATATTAAAGATTTGAATTTATTAAGTGCTGGAAATGATATTATAGTAAAAGATAGTGCTGGAAACACATTAGAAAATTGGAGTGAATTAACATTGAACCTGACAGGAAATAAATACGTTGATTTAGTCCAACAATTAAGTTCTTTAGATGAAACTACAAATCCTATTTTATCAAGTTTTATTTATGAATATAGACCAATAATAAAATACGGGGTCCCGACTATTCATCAAATAATTGCAGTATCTAAGAATTTCGAAAAACCTA